GTTTGGCTAATCCATTGCGTGGTGTTGGTCGCAATGTTACAACTGATGGTTCTGTATATCAATTTCGCGCAAAAACGGGCGACAGCGGCTGTGCTTGGGGCTATCCATTAAATAACAATGGCACAGCAACAACAGAATCAACTGTTATTTGGCAACTTCCATTGCAAGATTTGAATGTGGCTTTCCCAGTCAGAACAGCGGCATTGGATGACATAGACGGGCTTGAAGCAAATATTGTTCAGGATATGATGGTTGAATTTAGCCAAGCTGAAGCATTATCAATGGTTCAAAACAATGACCAAGGTGCAACATCCCTTGCTTATGGCGGTTCTAACGGCTTGCGTGGTCTTAACCAATATGGTGGTGCAAATTCATCTTACACAGGTGGCTTAACATCAACAGCGGCATTTGGCACATCAGGCACAGGTTCATCATCAGGTTTGCATTCATTAGCTACTTATGACCAATTAACAACAAACGGCAACACAATTGCAAACAAAGTAACTTATGCTGATGTGGTCAACTTTATTTACGCATTGCCACAACAATATTGGACTGAATCAGCAAAATTTGTTATCAGCCCATTAATGTTAGCCGCAATTCGTGGTTTGACAGACAGCAATGGTCGCCCAATCTATGTTGATGGTTTAGCACGCACAGACGGCATCGTTGGTTCATTGCTTGGTTTTGATGTTGTTGTAAATAAATATCTTGATGTTCCATCAATTGCTTCAACTGCAAGCACACAAAGTTTATATCCAATGTATTTTGGTGATTGGAATCGTGGCTTTGCAATTGTTGACAGATTGAACATGATTTTGCGTCGTTATGACCAAACAAGCCCATCAAACATAGTTTTCTATGGTGAAAAAAGACTAGCTAGTTCAATTGTTGACCCTAATGCCATCGTGCGTTATCGTTCAACAGCAACAGTAACAAAACCATAATATCGGTGAAAATTGGGGGTGGATATTCCATCCCCTCTTTTTAATTTTTTAGGGAATAAAACCATGAAGACTGAACAGATTTTTAATGGCATTAAGGAAGCGTTGATTGATGGAAAGTCAATGGTTAAAGTTTCCGAGAAAGCCCAAGTAAATGAAGCATCCGCATTAACAGGTAGCGGTTTAAATGTTGGCGGTAAGATTTATTTTGACGATGCTTTTGCGGCATTGCGTTATGCAAACCCATTTAGACAAGCGTGCCGCCAAGTTATTGGTAGCGGTTCAATGGCGCAGTTTGTAGCAAAAACAGGTAATGCAACATCAAGCACAAACCCATTTGGTTATACAGTTTCAGCCAATAGCGGTTCACCAAACATTGCAACATCGTTTTGGCAATTGCCAATGCGAGTTATTTCTGCACAACTTCCCGTTAGAAGTGCAGTATTATCAGACATAAATAACCTTGATGAATCTATTGTCAGCGATTTGATGCTTGAATTTTCGCAGATTGAAGCATCATCAATGGCATTAAATAATGACCAATCAGGTTCAACAACAACAACACTTGGCGGCACAGATGGATTGCGTGGTTTTGTAAACTATGCAACAAGCACATCAGCCGCGGCATTTGGCACAAGTGGCACAGCAATTACAAATGGATTGCATACAGTTTTAAAACAAACATTTACAGCGGCATCAGTTACTTATGACAACATTGTTGATGCGGTTTCATTGTTGCCATCACAATATTGGGCTTTGCCTGATGTAGCATGGCATTTGCATCCAGCATTGATTGGTCAATTGCGTAAATTAAAAGGTTCAACAGGTGGCGCACCAATGTTTGTTGAAGTTGGTGACGATGATGGGGCGGCAGTTGGTTATATGTTTGGTTTCCCAGTAATTCCAAACCCATATCTTGCAACACCAGCCGCAGGCGCAATTTCAGGCGTATTAGCAAGTTGGGGTCAATTCTTAACCATTGTGGATGGTGAAGAAATGACAATTCAACGCTTTGACCAAACAAGCCCTGCCACAATTACCCTTTATGCTGAAAAACGCATGGCATCCAGCGTGCGCGACCCATTTGCGGGTGTATTCTTAATCGGGGCATAATAATGGCTGATACTATATACGGACAGACAGCATTCGCGGCAACCCGTAATCCTTTCAATTATGAAAAAATTGAACAGATTGATAGGGATATAACATCCAATTGGCTAACACTTACAGAAATGACCAATCAATTAAATTTGTTTGGTGATACATCGCAAGATGATTATTTGCTTGATTTGGAATTGTCGGTTCGTATGTATATTGAGGATTATTTAGGAATGCCAATATTTCCAATTACTTATCGGATTTATTATGGCGTTTCATCCTCATACAACACGCCAATGAGTTTAGATTTACCCGAAGATGCAATGGATGGCATTACAATTAATAGCGTGGGTTATTATAATTCAAGCACGCCATCAACTTTCACAACACTTGCATCAAGCACTTATTATTATGATTCAACTGGTAATAAAGTTATTTTAAATGCTGGCGTGCCATCTAATGTTTCAACATTTAGAACAGCACCAATTGTTGTGGAATATAAAACAAGCCCAAGTATTTTGGCTTCTTATCCTATAATTAAACAAGCTGGCTTATTGCTGTTCACACATTTGTATAATAATAGAAGTGATACAACATCAGGAATCCTACAAAAAATTCCTTTTGGGGTTGATGTATTACTTCAAAAATATAAACCGCTGGTAATGTAAGGAATAGCCGTGGCAATAGCACGCTTTGAAAATGTGGATGTAAACACGCTAACATTTGCGGTGGATAGCTATGGGTCGGGTAATACTATAATAACCAAGAAATTTACCAGCCGCCCATTGGTTTCATCCGTTAAAAATTCGGTTGCAATTCTTGAAAAATATCGTATTTATTCTGATTTAATTCAGTTTAAATTTAATTACACGCCTTGGTTAAGGGATGTTATTTTTAATCAAAATTTATATTCTTTTACTTGGAATAATCAAGATTGGCGCGTGACGGATGCAATTGAAGCAAACGATAGAATGTCAGTAACAGTTATGTGTTATAGAAGCGACCCAGCGACAAAGGTATAATATGACAACGCAAAATAACATAACTCAATACGCGCAAGCAATACAAGAACAATTGGCAAGTGTATTTTCGCCCGTGCCTGTATATGCGTTATTTAATCGTAATTTTGCAACGCAACCAAAGTTTGTAACATGGCAGTTAAGAAATGTTCATCAACCTGTTTATACTGGTAAATATCAAGGCAATAAAGGCATTGATAGACCAATATTTCAAGTAAGCATTTTTACATCAGGGTTGCAAACTGGAATGGCTGACGGATTAACATTGGCAAACACATTGATTCAAGCCTTGCATGGTTACGCTGGAACATTTGGAACAACGCACGCTTTTGAAGTTGCAAAAACTGATGTTTCTATGTTGTATCATGGATATGATGATGCTATTGATTTGTTTAATGTTTTCTTGGATGTTACATTAGACATATCTGCATAATAAGACAGTAACTTTTAACTATTTAATAAGGAATTTTTAATTATGGCATTACCATCAAAAGTTTTAGCAGGGTTCACAGCATCCCTATATATCCAGCCAACAGCAACACCAACAGCTTTGACATTGGCACAATTATCAACATTAGCAAGCGTTTCAGCAATTGCGGTGTCAGGCAATTTATTGAATGTGGAAGCAATCCCTGCGTTTGGTCAAGATGATGCCGTGGCTTCATTTGGCGTTGCTGGTAGCCGTCAATCAGATAAAATCCCAACACAATCAGCACCAACTTCATTGACAATTACTGCGCCTTGGAATCCAAGTGATGCAAACTTATTATTAATTCGCGGTGATGCTTACAGCGGTGTTATTGATAGAACATTTGTAATTGCCGCAACAGATGGCACAAACATTGTTTATTACGCATTTAATGCGCGTGTATCAGAATTTAAAATTGATGCTCAACCATCTGCTGAAGCAAAAGCAGTATTTACAGTTCATCCGCGTGGCAACCTATATGGTTGGTCTAATAACGTTTAATTAAGGGGATTAATCATGGCATTACCTAATAAAGTTTTAGCAGGATTTACCGCATCACTATGGATGCAAACAGGAACAACACCAACACCATTAACAACTGCCAATCTATCAGTATGGACAGCGCAAGTTGCAACCATTGTTGGCACAGTTGCAAACGGCACAGGCGCATCAGGCACAGCATTAAATGTGGAAGCCGTGCCAGCATTTGGACAAGATGATGCAGTTGCATCATTTACTGTTGCAGGCGCACGCCAAAGCGACAAAAT